ATAAATTATATGGTTCTATACAATGAAAGGGGCGCGACCCCATCAATAAAAATTAAGTTAAAAATTGATTTAAAATGATAATAATAATATATATTATTATGGTTAATTATCAAAATGGTAAAATATATACAATTCGTAGTCCATCTATAAATAAATATTATATTGGTTCATCATGCTCTCCATTATTTAAAAGATATAATAAACATAAATCAGACTATACTAAATATCAAAATGGAAGTACTTGGTTATCATCATTTGAAATATTAAAATTTGATGATGCATATATTGAACTATTGGAAAATTATCCTTGTAATTCAAAAGAAGAACTATTAATGAGAGAAGGACAACTAATAAGACAATATAAAGATGATATTGTAAATAAAAATAGACCAAATTTAACACATATAGAATATAATGAATATCATAAACAATATAATCAAGAGCATTCAGAAATATATAAAAAATATAGAGATGATAATAAAGAGCAATTTAAAAAATATAATGATATTCATAATGAAAAAAAATATAGATGTGAAATATGTAACATAGAAATTCGTAACACAGGAAAATATGGACATATTAAAAGTAAAAATCATAAAGATAAATTAGAATCACCATAAAATAAATAAATATTATATATTTATTCATTTTATTCTTCGTTATTAAAAAAAAAAATCGATTTTTTTGCATCTTTACAATGAATAAAACTAAATTTCATTAATTAAACAAAAAAATAAAATATAATATAGTATTATAATGGATATTAATAAACTAATCACTGATAATAATGAAAATTTAAGTCCTCTTAGTGTTAAAACATATACATCTTGTATTTTAAAAGTTATGGAAATATTAAGAGCTAAGAACCTCTCCATATTATTTAACCAACCTGATAAAGTTATTAAAACAATAAATGAGTTTTATAGCAATCCAAATAGTGCAAAAACAAAACTAGCATCACTAATAGTTTTATTAAGAGCTTTACCATCTGATGATAAATTAAAAAATAAAATAGATAGTGCAATTGAAAAATACACACATGCTAATGATGAATATTCAAAAAAAATAAAAGAACATTTATCAACAAATATAAAATCAAAACGTGAATCTAATGGATGGTTATCAGATGATGATATTAAAACAATTAAAGAAAATTTAAAGGCTCAGATACCATCTAAGATACAAACTATTAATGATCTAAATAAATATAGAGATTATATAATTTTTATGATATATGATGTTCAACCATCACGATTAGATATTGCAGATAGTAAAATTATATTTAAATCTAATAAACCATTAGATGACACATATAATTATATTGTATTAGATAAAAAAAATAAAACAGTTGAATATATAATGAATAATTACAAAACAAATAAATCATATGGAACTAAAAATATTAAATTAGATGATTCCCTTTATTCATTATTATTAGATTATAAAAAGAATGTCGACAAATTTAATGATTATAATTGGTTCTTATTAAATGACAGCGGCAATAAAATGAGTCGTAACAGATTAAGTGTTGTTTATTCTAAATTAGGTAATAGTATTAATAAACGATTAGGAGTAAGTATTAATCGTCATATGAAAATTAGTGATCTTGTTCCCATCGAGGCAATGAAAAATTTAAGTGATATTATGGGTAATAGCATTAATGAACAAGTAAATGTTTATAGCAAACAATAAATAAATTCTAATCAATAATATATGATACAATATATTATTAATTATATAAAATCTTTTTTTTATGACAATACAACAAATTATATTAAACTACCATCTATTAATGATGATAATACATTTGTATATATACCAAAGCAAACAAAAAAAGAAATAATAAAGCATGAACCAATATACAAATCAATTGAATTTCTTAAAGAGATTAAAGAATTTCGATTCAAAAAAAAATCTAAACAATAATATATGTCATCTACTATTCACTCTATTGCTTTTCCAAAGTATTACAAATTAAATGATATTATTGCATTTTTACAACATCATAATTTTAAACCGATAAAACCAATTGATGTCTATCAACCTCATTATAATCGTGTCCGTCTTGTTGATCCTCATAAATTTAAACGATTTACGACGAAAATTTTAAAAGATGGTATACATTTAATTATAGGATGGTTTAATTAATATTTTTTTCTTTTTTATATATAATATATATGTCATCTAAAAAACCATATTTTGGAATAAAACCATTCGATGAAAAAAGAAAAAAGAAATATAGAGAACCATCTATTGCTGAAGCTTTTGATGCTGGTCAGATACGATATTATGGTCTCCACGCTGTATCATCTTTATTGGGTCTTCTACCACGTATGAAAAGATCACAATTAAAAGAATTAGATAAATGGACTAAAGTTCATTATAAACTTCCAATATTTAAAAAATCGGAATCATTACCAGAACCAGAAGTTATAGATGAAACATTACAAAAAAAGAATCAAGCAGCAACTAAAATACAATCTTTAGTGCGAATGAAAAAAGCAAAAAAACAATTACAAACATTAAAAGATAATGTACATAAAAAAATATATAATGATTTAATAAAAATGTTAGAAACATACAAAGAGATACGACAAAATGCAGATTATTATAAAAATAATAGAGATGAATTTCAAAAGAAAGTAAAACAATTTTCAACTGAACGGTCTACATTAGTGGATAATAAATTAGATGATTTAGATCATGAGATTATTATATCAATCTTAAAAGGAATTGATACAAAAATATTTACAAAACTTAATGAACTAACAAAATTAATAAAATATGTCAATACTATTTATGAAAATTTAGGAACCTCAAATGAAGTAACAGAAAAAAATAATTTAATGAAATATATATATCCACTTGTTGAAGATCTTTTATAAATTATTAAGATGTTAATTCTTTTTTATGATGATGATGATGATGATGATGTTTTTTTTCTGTTTTAATACAACACGATGATAAACATTTTGATTTACACGTTAGATCATTGCACACATCTTTAATATTAATACTTGGAATTTCTGGATCGTCTTTTTTACAACAAGGAGATGAATTACCCATTTTATATATAATATTATTAATCATTTTTTTTTATTTCTAAATTTTCTTCTAATGGTTCATCTTTTTCATTTTCATTAATATTAACAACTGTATCATCTGATATATCTTCATTTGATATAACTTCCATAGCATAAATAAATTCTTCAATCTTATTATCATCCATTAAATATTTAACAAACTTTTCAATCTCTTCATCAGTTAAAGTATATGTATCCATAATATAATATATATTATAGAAATATATATTATTTTTCTATAATATATATTATTTCATGCCAGAATATAAATCTATTAAATGTGAATTATGCAATAAATCATATCTAAATAATTATTTTTATACTCATAAGAAGAGCAAAACACATCTTAAAAAAATGGTTCAAGATGAATTAAAACAAGAATTATTAAAAGATAATGAAATAGTGAAAGATGATGAGGATGTAAATTTATTAATAAATAATATACAAATTAATTTGGAAAAAATAAAAAATATTATAGGCAATAATTAATTTGTTATTTATATTATATATATAATGTATTCTAAAAGTCGAAAAATTAATTCACGTGTTAGGTCAAAACTAGGAATGGGAGTTGTTGAAAGAACAAGAAATTATGAGGGTGGCAATTTATTATCTCTATTAAATCCTATGAATTTAATGAATCCAATGGGGATGGTCAGTACTTTAGGTTCTTTATTTTCAGGTAAGGGTCAAAGTGGTGGTGGACAAGTCGGAGGAGCTCTTAACACTCTATATGCTATGGGAGCACATAAAAAGAAACATCCATATTATCATCATTATATGGCTCTTAAAGGTTCAGGAGTTGTAGAAAGGACGAGAAATTATGAAGGTTCAGGAGTTGCAGAAAGAACTCGTAGTTATGAAGGTGCAGGACCCATAACTGATTTTTTTAATATGATTAATCCATTGCAATTGGTCGGTCTTGGTAAAAAGAAAAGAATGAAACGTGGAACATCTATGAGAGGTCGTAAAATTGCAGAATTAATGAGAAGTAAAGGTCTAAGTTTAGGACAAGCATCTAAAGAACTAAAAAATATGGGTATGTAACTTATTTATAATTTTTGGAACGATAATATATGTAATAATTTTAATAACCATCTTGTTAGTAATAATTTTAAAAAATAAATTAATCATAAATAAATATATTATACAATTTATTTTATATTTATTTATTATATAATGAATATTGAACACGAGATTATAAAATTAATTGGAGAATTAAAAAAAGTAACTGATCCAGAGAAAAAAAAGAATATTAAACATAAACTAAAACAACTTTATAAAAAATTAAATAGAGTTCGACTTGGTAAGAAAGACATGACAGTTGAGTTTAAATTACCAATCAAAAAAGAAGTCGAAGAACTTTTATCAGGACAAAAAGAAGATTATTTAAAAAATAAAGCAATATTGTTAAAACTTAAGAGAAATATAGGTAAAGAAGTCGAAAAATTACAAGAAGCAATAAGTGTTGAAACTGATCCTAAAAAACTTGATCAATTAACACTTAAATTAGATGAAAAATTAAATGAAATTAAACAAATTGAAGAGATATCAGTTCCACAATCTAACAAAATAAAAGTAATTTGGAAAGATGTTAAAGATGCATCAAGTTTAAAAGAAGCAATTAAACAAGAATTACAAAATAAACCAGCATTGTTTACACAATTTGAACAAACAGGAAAAATTCCAATAGATTTAAGTTCAACAGTTGGTAAAGTTATGTCTAAAATAAATAAACTTCAAGGAACAAATTTAAAATCAAAAGATATTTTAAATGAATCTTTAGAAGAATTTAGTCGTCGTCCTCCTCTTCCTTCTGAAATTCCACAAATTAGAGAACAATTAGAAGCAAAAGCAGAAGCAAAAAGTAGAAGACCATCAGTTTTACAAGAGACTGAAGATTGGTTTAAACAATGGACGTCTCCATCAGATATAGAAGAATCCCAACAATTAAGTAAAGCTATTGCTGATGCTGAGAAAGAAATAGCAAAACAAGAAAAAGCTCAAGCATTATCAGAATCTCAAAAACAAGCAATTTATGAAGCTTATGTCGGATTTGGTAAGAGAAAAAAGATGAAAGGAGGAGCAGGAATTAGTGATTATTTAAGTGTTTTAGGTAACATGCCAGGTCTTAGTCAAATGGCAGGTATGGTCCCTATTATTGGTCCTATGCTCGGTCCAGCTATTGGACTTGCTCAAACTGGCTCTAATATTGCATCTCAAGGAATGAAAGAGGCAGGTTTAGGTCCAGGGGAACAAGTAAAAGGTTTATTTGGAACAATTGGCAAATTATTCGGTTTTGGCAAAAATAAACAATTAAGTCCTATGGGTGAAGAATTTTTAAAAATTCATATTTCAGGTGGTGCATTACATCCATTTTATAAAAAACATAAATCAAAATTAAATAAAGCTGGCATACACTCATTAGAATCATTAAATGCTTTGAAAGGTTGCGGATTTTTGTCTGATATTATGGGTACTATTGGAGGTATTACACCTCATTTATCATCATTACTTGGTTTTATTCCTGGAGCTGGACCTATCTTACAGATGGGGAATTCAGCAATAGGTAGTGCAACTAGGGTAGGAGAAGATATTTTTAAAAAGATTGGTTTAGGTAAACATAAAAGAGCTGGTCGTAAAATGCTACCTAATCCATTTACTCAAGATGGTTTATATCCTGAAAATGAAATGAATGATGGAATGGCATATATACAACCATATCATGGAAGTGGTAATCTTCCAAACGGTGGCAATGTTTCAGAAGAGTTTGAAGATCAACTTAATCAACAAATTGTTCAATTATTAAAAAATAGACACTTAGATGAAATAAGGAACACAGATGCATTTAACGCACAACTAGCGGCTAAAACGAATACAGAGCAACAGTCAGCTGTGTTTCAACTATTATATCAACAATTATTAAATAATGCTCAACGAGATTATCAAAAAAGCCTTTTAGAACAATAATTTATTATAAAATATTAATATATACAATAATATATATTAATATGGATATTAACAAAAAAAAAGTTATACCTGAATCATTTAATGATGATATTTTAAGAGCTATAAGTGCTATTACATATGATGAAAAAAATATTATTCTTGCTGGCTCTTTTATTAGAAAGAGTATGAGAGACAGTAGTGATATTGATATTAATGAAAAATTTGATAATCGATATACGGACAAAGATATTGCCAAAGCTCTACAAACTATTATAAAAAAAATATTGAAGCATCCGGAATACATCATATTAGATATTAAAAGTGGTCTTAATCCAAATTTTATAAATAAATTTAATCATCTTGGAAATATTAAGAATACTATCATACATAATTTTAATTATAAGCTAACATTAAAAGAAATTGAAGATAATAAACAATATATTGATAAAAAACAATACAATGATTTAATTAAATCTATGAAACCTGATCCAAATCTTAAAGAATATTTTGATATACGAGAAAAAATAAGAAAAATTATCAGTTTAAGATGGTCCCCCGATGAAGTATTGCAGGGTTGGAAATATGTTAATGAACAACCATATAATTTAAGTGATAGTATAAAAACATTCGTTACTAAACTTGATATGGCATTTATTAATATGGGTTTCTATACTGAAATTTCTAATATTTTTACGACTGAAAGTTCATCTAAATATGGATTAACTTTTTTACCAATAACACCTAATATTCAAAATTATGATGAAGCCATTAAATATAATTTATTAGAATTCTTAGTTCATGGTAAGTATTTGAAAGCATTAAAACGATTATATTCATTAGGTTTACAAAAAAAAGATATGAAACTTATTCATCAATTATTCCCAATTTTAACATCTAATGTTGGAATATTAAACAAAGCAAATAGTATTATAAAAACTTGTATCGACATTATAGATAAATATGGTCCTAAATATAATAATGAAATTAAGTTACAATTAAATAATTTAAAAGTTTTCTTATCTAATATTTATCAATTTGATTTCGATGAATTAAAAGTTGATAAAACATTAGATGAAAAACCATCTATAAATAAATTGGAGAAGTTAAGTGATAAATTAGATGATATAGTTAATAAAGAGACAAAAATATTAATAAATGAAAATAATATTATAGTCCATAAACAATATATTTTATAGAATGTATTTTTTAGAAATTAATATGTATTTCATAATATATATATATTAATGGCTGAATTGAGTCAATCCAAAGGAAAAGCAATAGCTATAGTTGAAAATTCAAATGTTAAATCTGAAAATGGTACCATTATTTATTTATATCATACAGATCATAAATGCTGTCTTGAATGTGGTCCTAAGTGTTCAAGTAAGAAAAAATGTTGTGAGGGTTGCGCCAAAATTACATATCATGGTAAACTACATAATGGATCATCTGATGAAGTTGATGTTGATAGATTAAAAAAATTGATGATGGTTTTCAAAAATAAGAACATTAATTTTACAGAGGATGAACTTGATGAAATATTAGAAAATGAATCTAATGTCGGGGCAGGTCTTAAAGGTTCTAATATTCAGAAAGATAAGATCGTTTTAAGGTCTGGAAATTTTCAAATATGTCCATCTAATATTTATGGTGCGCCAAATAGAATTTATTATGCGGGAATGCCTGGGTCTGGAAAAACGTTTTCACTTGCTGAATATGTGGTCTTGTTTAAGAAGATGAAACCAAATTATAGAATATATTTACTATCTCAAAAACCAAATGATAAATTATTAGATAAGTTAATTCATAAAAGAATTCCATTAGATAGTCTCCCAGATGCAAATTTTGAGGCTGAAGATTTTAAAGAGAGCTTATTAATTGCAGATGATGTTGATACTATTAGTGACAAAACAGTTGAAAAGGCTACATTTGATTTAATTGATAAATGTTTAGAGGTTGGAAGGTCTTTAGATACATTTATGTGTTTAACAATGCACCTTCCAGCTAATAATAAACAAACTAGAAGAATTTTAAACAGTTCAACTCATTATGTTTATTTTAAAAATAGTTCAAACCATGGAAACGACTATGTCTTAGAAAATTATTATGGTTTTGGAAAAGATGAGATTAAGAAGCTCAAGAAAATAAATAGTAGGAGCATAACCATTATACGAGATGTTCCACAATTAGTAATGGCTAACGATTTATTATGTTTTCAAAGTAAATTAACAGAATAAATTTTCACTCAAGTGAAAGAAAAAACCAACATTTTCTATAGAAGTGATAAAAATGGGCTATATATGGAAAAAGTTGGTTTTTTCTTTCACTTGAGTGAAAAATTTCACTTGATTTTATTAATTAATAAGTTATTTATTTAAGAAGAAATATATATTATAGTATTATATATAATGAATTGTTTAGATTTTTTTAACAAGAATAACATTCAATGGATGCCAATTAACATAGATGATGAAAAGAAACCAATTAGAGTCAATCATGCATCTTATAATAATTCATCTTTTAATATTCCAACTTTTAATGATTTTAAAAAACTTAATAATAAAGAAATAAATGATAGACACAAAGCTTATGATATATGTAATATGATTGCATTTGATACAACTAAGATTAATATATTAGATGTTGATAGTCCCAAAGCTGAAGAAATATTTAATAATATTAAAAATAATTATCCTTATTTTTTATCAATTAGAAAAAGATTACCACATATTTTTATTTTGTTAGATGATGAGTATTTAATCTCAAATAAACATCAATATAAAAAAGATGATATTGATTTTGATTTATTACACGGTCAATGGTCATATATTTCAAAAGATACAATTATTTATAATGATAATAAAGAAATTAAAAAATTAGACCATGATCATAACTTAATATTAATGAAAATGATGAAGACTAAACAACAAAATAATTTAAAAAAAATAGTAAACGATACAAATTCAAAGTATATTAAATTATTAAATATTTTTACAGACAAAGATCTAAATAAAGAAGATGGCACAGCTAATACATCTTATAAAGAATGGTTAAACATTGGTATGGCTCTATATAATGAAGATCCAAAATTAATAAATGTTTATAATGAATTCTCTAAAAGATATAATTCATATAAAAATGAGACTGAAATCATCACAAAATGGAATTCATTTTCACAAGATAAAGATACTAAAATAACTATTAAAACAATTTATTATATATTGAATAAATATAATCATAATGAAGAAGTAACTGAATGGACAAATGAATATGATAATGAATGTATATTTTGGAAACTATTAGAAAGTCCATCAGACTATGATTTTGCTAAATTATATTATTCATTAAATCCAAATAAATATATACACTCACAAATTGAAAAAATGAGTAATTGGTATGAATATAATGAATATAATGTTTTAATATCATATGGTTCAGAAGCTCCACCATCTTTATTAAATTCTATTCCTGAAATTATTAGACCTGAAATCATCAAACAAAGGAACAAATTAGTACCACCATTAAAAGAAGATTTAACTGTAGAACAATTTGAAATCCAAACTAAAATATATGATTTTAAAATTAAATTATGTAAAAAAGCATATCAAGACCTTGGTATGATGTATAAAGGTAAAGGTATTATTGCATATCTTAAAAAATTATATACAATTGACAAAATATATGATAAATTTGATGCAAACACACGAATTATTGCATTCAATAATATTATATTTGATTTAGATATAGATGGTTTTAGACATATTCAACCAGATGATTATATCACAAAAACAAATAAATTAACACTCAATGTAAAAAATATAAAAAAAATAAATGAATTAAAATCACATATTCAAAAATTATTAAAAGATATATTTGATAAAGATGAAATTGTTGATTATTATATGACTATTACTGGATTATCATTATTTACTAATAAATTTGAATGCATGTACTGTTTAACTGGTGTTGGATCTAATGGTAAAGGTCTATTATCATCTATACTTCAAAAAGCATTAGGTGATTATTTTGGTCAAGCTGAAAATACATTTTTAACTCAGAAAAAGAAAGATGAAAAGAACCCAACACTTGCAAAATCAAAAGGTAAACGATATTTATTAGTGACAGAACCAGAAGAAAATGAAAATAATGTATGTACTTTAAATATTGATTTTGTTAAGAGCATTACAGGTCGTGATATGATAACTTGTAGAGATTTATATAGTTCTACAATTACATATATGCCACAATTTACTATGTTTTTACAATGTAATGAAAAACCAAAATTAAATAAATTAGATAATGCAGTTTTACGACGTCTAAAGGTTATTAACTTTCCAAATGTATTTAAAATGAATCCTGATCCACTTAATAAATTTGAAAAACAAGCCGACACAGATTTGAAAGATAAAATTGATGATGATTTTTCAATAGCTTTTTTAATGTTATTGTTTGATTATGCAATGGAACATAAAAATAAAAAAGAAATTGAGATGCCAACTGATTGTAAAAATGAAACAACTAAATATATTAATGAAAATAATGTTTTTGGTGACTGGTTCTCATCAAATGTAATTAAACAAGATAATCAAGATATTTTTATAAAATGTAAAGATTTGAAAGATATATTTAATAGATGTGTCGATGATTGTGATAAACTAAAAAGTGTATCTGAACTCATAAAAAAATTAACATATAATAAAATTACAGTTAATGATAAAGATGGATTTAAAATATTAAGAGGTTATAAAATTAAAGAACAAGAATCTGAATCTTCTTTTATTTCAGATAATGGACTAGATAATTAAATATAAATGGTTTAATAAAAAAAAAAGATTAAGAAAAAACTATATAAATAATATCTCATATTATTTATATAATGGAATCAGAACAACCACATATTAGAACAACAGTTAAAACTCTTAAAGATGGAACAAAAAAAATATATACTTATGATTATAGAAAATATAATAATAAATATTATGATAAAATTAAACAAAAATTAATATGTCCTTCATGTAATGGCTCTTATTGTCCAAAATATTTATATAAACATACATCAACATTAAAACATTTACAAGCTACACAGCAACCACAGCCTGAACCTCAGATTGAACCTCAGGATTATTTTGTCGAGACCAGTTAATATGTTTTTTAGTTTTAATATGATGACAATAATGATCATAACAATAACGTCCACTACATTGACATATATGTTTAATTCTTTTTTTTAATTTAATATTAATTATATTATCTTGATAATATTCAAGACTTGTTCTATTAGGTCTAATTTTATTAACAATATTATTTAAATTTTGTTCTATATGATATCTTTCTTTATCATATAATTCATATTTATTCAAACATGGACAAGATTCTAATAAAATAATGTTTACATCTCCAAGTTTTAATAATTCAAATGAACTCATATATCCTAATTTATTTTTATTCCATTCATTGTAACTAGATTTATGTCCAGTTAATCGTTCATTTAATGATCTACAAGTTGAACCTATATAAATTTTATCTGTATGAAGACTAACAAGTTTATATATTTTACCATTTTGATATTTGTTTGGAACTTCCATATATATATATAAATACTATATATTTTATTTTTCTTAAACAAACTTATTGTCTCGATAAATGTCCTTCTTCTGGTTTTCTATATTGTACATTCATCTTTTTAAATATATCTTTTATATTTTTTACATCTATTAATGCTCCATTTTCATCATATAGACCATTATTATTTAATTTATAGCCCATTTTTTTAGCTATTCGTCTCATAGATATTTGTAATTGTTTATCATAATCATGGGATAATTTCATAAATAGATGATTATCTTTATTCATTTTCCATATATTAACTTCAATACCAAAGTCATACAATTTAAAATGTAAAAATTTTGAACCATTAGAAATAATTTGAGTCTGAAAATCTTTATTTATTTTTTCTAATATTTCATCTAATGGTTTATATGTTAAAAAATCAAGGTCATTTATTTTATCTTCTTGTCTAATTACTGAGCCTGTAGGTCTTAAATAATATTTATTCTTGAATAATGTTATAATATTATCAAAATCTTTTCTTTGAAACATTTATATATTATTATATAATATAATAATAATGGAATCAATATTAAGTTCCAATATGACATCTAGAAAAGTTGGACGTCCATTAGGATCATTTAAAGAAAATAATAAATCAGAAAATGCAAAATATTATCGTGATTACTACCATGATCATATGGCTATGATCATTCAATGTCCTAAATGTAAATCATATATTACAAAATCAAAATATCCAAGACATACAAGAAGCTTAAAATGTATTAATTATATATAATTTCTAATTTACTATTATATAATAATAATGGATCGTGCCCTTTCTTTTGAAGATATTAAAGATATATTTGATAATAATATACACACATATTTGTATAGTGATTTACAGAAATTTAATTCTATTGATGAATTATTAGAGCCATACAATCGTTGTATTATTTTATTTAATTGGAAACCAAATTATGGACATTATTGTGCATTATTTAAAAGACCAAATAGTGAAGTTTGTTTTTTTGATTCATTTGGATCTAAACCAGACGGACGAACAAATTTTAAACAAATACCTAAACCATTCAGACAAGATAATGGTTTTGACTATCCATATTTATCAAAATTATTATATGAGTGTCCATATAATATAGATTATAATGATAAGTGCTTACAAGATGATTATTCAAGTACTTGTGGTCGTTATTGTGCTGCGAGAATGGCATGTTCAGAACTACGAACAAATGAATTTAATAAATTGTTTACTAATAATAAAAAAAAAAATGATAGATTAATAATTCAACTAACTGATAAATAAATTAATATAATTTAATTATAATATATTTCTATTGTATATTATATTATAAATGAATTCTGTCTTATCTTATCAAAATACTGAAACGATAGTATATTATAATGCTTGTGTAACTAATAGAAATCAATTAGATTATACAACAATACCTGCTGAATATAATCAATCTTTAGACTCAACACTTGTTGATTTTCCAGCTAAATATGATATTTGTGTTAATAGGTTTACGATGTCATCTCAATCTATTCCTTTCTGGGCTTGTCCTATTCAACTAGGACAATCTAATCCTAATCTTACACCATATGGAATAAATTTATCATATGAAAGTGCAAGTAAAAATGTTTATATTTTACCTGATTATTTCTATTTAGAGTGGTTAAATCCTGAAATACCACAACCATCATATCAATCACAAGGACCAGTCATAACAAAACAAATTGTAGAAAATGGTTATTATTGGAGTTATGATAAACAGGATTTTATTGATATGTTTAATAAAAAAATGGTGGATGCTTTAGTGGCTCTTAGAGCTGGATTTATCGCGGCTTTTCCAGCTGATCCTAATCCACCACAACAAATATTACCATATGAATATAGAGCTGATTTAGATTTATATGTGCCTAATCCACAATTTCCACAATTGAGTTGGTCAGAACAATATAATAAATTTCAAATTGTTGTATTACCAGAATTATTTTATTATAATGGTTCTCAAAGTAATTTTATCAACATTTATTTTAATAATCCATTATATGCTCTCTTACAGTTTCCATCAAATGCCAATTCATATAATAGACCAGCTCAACTTGTAGATGCAAACAAGCTTAATGTTGTAGCTGCTGATAATTTTATAGCTCCATCATGGTATAAATACTATAATAATACAAGTCCAGTAAATCCAAAATTACAATTAGTGGTATATTCTGATCACAACACATTAGGTGTATTTTCACCATTACAAAGAATTGTATTCACAAGTAACACTTTAACCACTAAAAGTGAAAATATACAACCAGGATTTGATCCTTTTACATTTACTTCTCCTGATACTGTTACATCTCTTGTAGCTCAAAAAGTTCTCGTTGATTTTCAAGTTGATTTATTTTCAACTAATGATAATAATCGTGATTTTATACAATTCAATCAATCTATTAATAATTCGAGGTTAATAGGTCTTCAAAATTCATTTGAAGGTATCAAAAGAATAGATCTAAAGGCATGGTGGTCTGATTTTAATAATAATATGTATCCAATTGAATTATATGCTGGCTGTTCTATGGATATTAAGCTTGCATTGGTTCCGAGATCGTACATAAAAAGTAATAATTAAATAAATAAAAATATATAGTTATAAAAATATTATTAATTTTTTAATTAATAATTTAGATTATAAATTTTTATTATGTATATAATATATATAATATAAATGTCTCTTGCTATTCCTGTGCCATTAGAAAAATATCTTGTTGTTGATCCCCTATGTGATGTATCAACTCAATCTTTTTATGCTGTTGAAAAAAGTGCATCTACTGCAAACTATTATCAAGTATCATCTAATAACTCATCTCCTAGTTCTACTACTTGGGTTGTAAATTGTAATGATAGCACAACTATTACTTCTCGTGTCTTTTTTGTTGATATGATAGTTAGATTAACAATTCCAGTAGCTCAAGCTGATGTTCCTGAAAATGGTATAAGTTTACGAGCTTTTCCACTTAGTCAATGGGCTAATTCTATTGTTCTTCAGATTGGTAACGCTCAAACAGTTATCCAATCTGGACAACTAGCAAGTGCTCTTCAACGATATGGATTTTATGATAAATGGTTAAACTATTCTGAATGTCCATGTCAATTAGATCTCGATACTCCATATAATCCGGCTGCCCAAAATAATAGTCCATTTGGTTTATATAATCAAACAACTGGTGAAAAATTCTCGGCTCGTGGCTCTCATTGTATTGAAACAGCTGCATGGAATGCTCAAAATAATGTATTAACTATATCATATAGAATTATTGAACCTGTATTGATTAGTCCTCTTCTTTCTTCATTATCTCAAAATGAGAGAAAACAAGGTATGCGAAAATTATCACAGCTCCAACTCACTTATAATTGGGGTGTTCCAAATCGTTTGTTTAGTAGTGCATTTACTCCAACTGCTGGCGTTACAGTTGAAATTCAACAAAATCCTATTCTTCGTATCTTACAATTAATACCTGGTGTTGCTGACATTGGTCGTTCTTTGTCTGTCCAAGCTCTACCCTACTCTGATTTTGTCCCTTATCCATCAGCTGCCCAACAAATGGAGGGCCGTGCTGCATTAACAGTTAAAGAAGGTGAAAGTAAACCATTTAATTCTCCTACAATTCAACTTTCACGAATACCAAGTGAAATTTATATATTTTGTCGACCAACTGACGAATTTATGCAATCAAGCCCACGAACAACTGACACATTTGCATCCTATGTAGATGGTTCATTAAAAATTATAATGAATGGCCAGAGCCAATTTACCAACGTGTCGGATATTCAGCTCTATCATAGATGTGTCGAGAATGGAATTAATACAACTTGGGGTCAATGGTCTTCTCGCCTAAATAATGGTGTTGCTTGGAATGCCGCGGCTGCGGTCTCATATGCTTCAGGAGTAGGATCTGTGATCTGTCTAAAAATGGGTAAGGACATCACACTCGGTGTAGATCTTGCACCTGGTGTAAATACTAAAGTAAATTTGGATGTACAGTGTTCATTTCGAAATAATTATTTTAATGGGGATGCTAATGCTCCTTATAATAGAGGTAGAGGTGCTGGTGGTATTCCTTTCATGATGTTTGTCATTGTTGCTTATGAGGGATGCATGGAGATCTACCAAAATAATACAGTCCAAACTACACTAGGATGTCTATCTACTGAAGATGTACTTACAGCCATTAAACGAAATGAGAAGGTACATTATGATGTTGTAAATAATAATGTATATGGTGGTTCAATCTTTTCTAAAATTAGAAACTTTATCAGTGAAGGAAAATTGAGTGAATTTGTCAAGAAATTTAAAAATGTATTTTCACATCCTCTAACTAAAGAGATCGGAAAAACAGCAAAAGATTTTCTAAGAAATCGTGAAGGTGCCGATGGTAAGTCCCAGATAGCGGACGTCTTGGAAGAGATGGGAGCTGGTCAATCTGGGGGTCGTCGTATGACTAAAGCTGAACTTAAACGAGCCTTACTTGGTTAAATAAACAATAATGTGTATTTATAAATATCAATTAATTATGATTAATATTTATAAAATTTAATAATATGCATACATAGATTTTCTTTTTGTTACTTTCTTTTTAGGTTTTCTTTTTCTTCGTCCTTCTCCTGTTTCCCAATCATCTTTTGTTTCTGTTAATTGTGATAATCGTTTAAATTTAGGATTATTCAATAACATCTCATTAAATGATAATGGTTTAGGTTTAGGTTTACCTAATGGAATTGGTTTATTTGGTTTTGGTTTTGGTTTCTGTAAATTCATACCACTTTTAATATCATCTAATAAAGTTTTTTCAGGACTTCTTGTTGATGATAATTTAACTGGTTTTAATGTTGTACCTCGTTGTATTGATTCTAATAAATCATTTCTTGATGGTGTTGAAGATGGTCCTAAACTTGGTCCTAAACTGATACCTAAATTCATAGAACCATGTTTATCTTCATAATTTTTTATTTTTTCTATGTCACTTAAATTTTGTAATGTTGGTGCTAGATTAACAGGTCTTGTGTCTTTTTCTGTTGGTTTAACATGTAAAGAGTCTGGAAGTGGTGGAGCTGGTGGAGCTTTTGGAATAAATCCAGGAATAACTTCATTTTCAATATTATCTCTAACTGGTTTTATACTATCAGCAATAGTTGGTCTTTGTGATAAAACAGGTTCTTCTTTTAATGGTGGGAATATTTCTCCTCTTTCAATTCTTCGTCTGTTTGCTTCTTCAATAATTCTATTTCTTCGTTCTAGTTCTGCTGCTCTTTGTGCTGCTCTTTCTTCATCAGTAGTTGAAAAATAATCCCATAAATTTTTTAATTCTCTTGTGAAAAATGACATTTATAATAATATAATATAATATAATAAATTTATTTTATAATTATAAATTATATATTATAAATGTCATTTACAAATAATTCAAGTGGTACTGATCCTATTTTAATGTATCCAAGAATTGGTTCTGAAAAATTAACAGTATTGGATAATGAAGGATTTTATTTTTATACTCTACCTGATAGTCCTCCAGACAATGATGAAGAACCTTCAACAATTATAATTAATCCTAATGGTACTTCAAAATTAGAAAATATATCATCTTTATCAAAACAAAAAGCTCGTATTCAGGTACAATTTGATATTGGAACTCCTATTACAATACTTCCAAATCAGGTGGTACAAATTCCACAAGTAAGCAATGTGTTTGGAACTCAAGAAAATATATTTCTACCTGATAATACAAAACTATCAGTCCTTACATCTATAACTGGTATATATTTTTTCTCATTGTGTGGTGTTTTAGATAATACATTAGGAAATTTAGGTCGTGCTCACATATACGCAAAAAAAAGAGCAGTCCCAATTACAAATCCACCAATTCCAGCCTTGTTTTTCGTTCGAGATTTAAATTTCACTGGTCCTTTCACATTTTCAGGATTGATAGAATGTGATGCAGAGGATATTATTGATTTTTATATAGCAACAGATACAACAGCTAACGGGAACATTACATTGTATGAGGATTTAAGCCTTCAAATGTTTGCTATTTAAATTATTCTATAAAAATAATTTATATTATATAATTATATTATAAAATGTCTTTTACAAATAATGAATATGGAACTGATCCTATTTTAACATATCCACGAATTGGATCTAAAAAAATAACTCAATTGGATGATGAAGGATTTTATTTATATACTCTATCAAATGATAAACCAAGTAATAATCAAATCATGGAATTTAATAATGATGGTTCTAGTCAATTTATCGATGCTTCATCATTAGGCAATCCTAATGCCTTAATCAGTGATAATCCACTTGTAACACCTCAAGCTGGAGCCATTATTTTAAGTGATGGAATTAATCCATTTGGGACGAATACAGATAATGATCTTTCTTATGCAGTTGTAAGTGCTTGTCCTACCTTGACGATTGGAGATGCTAAAATTGTATCAGCAAACAATAATATGGTATTAGAAACAACAGACTATATTTTAACCAAAAAAGATATATATCTACAAGGAACGTCAGCCGTTCAACGATATCTAACATTAGGTTGTGAAAATCAAAGTGACAATGTAAAAACATATGTTGATATCAATAATGCTAATTATATATGTGATAATCAATTATCAACCAAAACACAGTTTAGGGGTAGTAGTCGATACGAATTTGATAATGATGTACGAATTGGATCTAGTACAAATACAAGAAAATTATTCGTTAATGATATTGTAGTTGTTCCAGGAGGTGTAACTGGTCCAACTGGTCAAACTGGTCCAACTGGTCTGGCTGGAACAAATGGAACAAATGGAACAAATGGAATAAATGGTGCTACAGGTGCTACAGGTGATACTGGTCCGGCTGGAACAAATGGAACTAATGGATTAAATGGTGCTACAGGTGCTACAGGCGATACTGGTCCGGCTGGAACAAAT